TGGATTTAACAGTTATTGGTGTTGCTGCAAGTAAAACAAGTTTTAATACAGCAGAAGGAATTACTGTTGACTATGTAGATCCTGCTTATATGGTTTATTCATATACTGAAGATCCAAACTTTGAAGACATATATTATGTTGGTGAAGTTAAATCAATAACTATAGCAGAACTTAAAAAAGAGTTTCCAGATATTAGCAAAGACGAATTAGAGCGTATACAAAAAATGCCTGGTAATCGTCAATTTTTAACTGGTTGGGAAGGATATGATGAGAATACTGTTCAAGTTATGTATTTTGATTACAAAACATATTCAAACCAAGTATTTAAAATAAAACAAACTGATCAAGGTTTAACAAAAGCTTTAGAAAAAGACGATTCATTTAATCCTCCAGAAAACGATAGTTTTGAAAAAGTGTCTAGATCTATTGAGGTGTTATATAGTGGAGCAAAAGTTTTAGGGACTGATACAATATTAAAATGGGAGTTAGCAGAAAACATGTCAAGACCTCTTGCTGATACTACTAAAGTAGAAATGAATTATTCTATTTGCGCACCAAGAATGTACAAAGGTAGGATAGAGTCACTTGTGAGCAAGTGTATTGGTTTTGCTGATATGATACAGTTAACTCATTTAAAGTTACAACAGGTAATGTCTAAAATGGTACCAGATGGTGTTTATTTAGATATGGATGGTTTAGCCGAGGTTGATTTAGGTAATGGAACAAACTACAATGCTGCAGAAGCTCTTAACATGTATTTCCAAACAGGTTCTATTGTTGGTAGATCACTTACTCAAGATGGTGATCAGAACGCAGGCAAAGTACCTATTCAAGAACTTAGTAGTTCTAGTGGCCAAGGTAAGATACAAAGTTTAATACAAACTTATCAGTATTACTTACAAATGATAAGAGATGTAACGGGACTTAATGAAGCTAGAGATGGTAGCACGCCTGATAAACAAACTTTAGTAGGTTTACAAAAAATGGCTGCTAACGCATCTAACACCGCTACAAGACATATAAAGCAAGCAAGTTTATATATAACCTTAAGAATAGCAGAAAATATAGCTTTAAAAATAGCTGATGCATTAGAGTTTCCATTAACAGCCGAGTCTTTAGTTAATACAATATCTAATTACAACGTTAATACGTTGGTAGAAATAAGTAATTTAAATCTTCATGACTTTGGTATATTCTTAGAATTAGAACCAGATGAAGAAGAGCAACAACAATTAGAGCAAAACATACAGGTTGCTTTACAGAGTGGTGGTATTGATTTAGAAGATGCTATTGATTTAAGACAAATTAAAAATCTTAAATTAGCAAACCAAATGCTTAAGATAAGACGTAAGCAAAAAGGTAAAGAAGAACAACAAAATGCTATACAACAGTCGCAAGCTCAAGCAAACGCTCAAGCTGATGCTGCTGAAAAAATAGCAATGTCTGAGGTTCAGAAACAAGAAGCTATATCAGGTTCTAAAGTTCAATTTGAGCAAGCCAACAATCAAATGGAAATACAACGTATGGAATTAGCTTCTCAATTAAAACAGCAGGAAATGCAAATGCAACATCAATTTGATATGCAAATTAAACAAATGGACATGGAAGCTGTAGGACAAAAAGAGCAAATGATTGAAGACCGCAAAGACAAACGTATCAAAATGGAAGGTACGCAACAAAGTCAAATGATAGATCAAAGAAAAAACGATTTATTACCAATAAATTTTGAAGAACAAAACATGGCTGGTATTATGCCAACTGTGTAATTTTATTAACTATTTAATTATATTATATTATGTCAGAAATTAAAACAAACGCACCTGCTAAGCAGGAAGGTGACTTTAAAATAAAGTCTAAACCTACAAAACCTAAGCAATTAGGCAACAAGAAACAGGAGATTATAAAGGTTAGCATAAAAGAACCTTTGGTAGAAATCCCAAACGATGTTATTAAGGTTACAATACCTAACGAACCAGTTAAAAAAGAAGAAACAAATGCCATTCAAATCGGAGAAACAAAGGAAGTACCTGTGGAAAAACCATCCGGAGATAGCGCAGAGGTGGGAGAACCTATACAAAAGTCCGACCAGGATGTTGAAGGGTTTTCTCCAATCAAAGAAATAACTGAACAAGAAGTAAAGGAAGTTAAAAAAGAAATAAAGGAAGCTATAAGAGACGAAAAAGTTTTAGGTAAACCATTACCTGAAAACATTGAAAAGTTAGTTACTTTTATGGAAGAAACTGGTGGAACTATAGAGGATTACACTAGACTTAATGCAGATTATTCTTCTATTGATGAAGATACTTTACTAAAAGAATACTACAGAAAATCTAAACCACATTTAGATTCTGAAGAAATAGATTTTATAATGGAAGAAAACTTCCATTTCGATACAGACCTTGACGAAGAGCGTGACGTCAAAAAGAAAAAACTCGCTAAAAAAGAAGAGATTGCAAATGCCAAAAACTTTTTGGAGGAAACTAAGAAAAAATATTACGACGAAATCAAGTTGAGACCCGGAGTAACTCAAGACCAACAAAAAGCTACAGACTTTTTCAATCGATATAATGAGCAGCAAGAAGTAGTTGAGCAAAAACATGATACATTTCAAAAAAATACTCAAGATTATTTCAGTCAAAATTTCGAAGGTTTCGATATTTCAGTTGGCGAGAAAAAATTTAAGTACAACATTAAAGATGTAGATAAAGTTGCTGAAAACCAATCAAACATTAACAACCTAGTCGAGAAGTTCTTAGACAAAGAAGGCAACGTTAGTGATACACAAGGTTATCATAAAGCTATATACGCAGCAGATAATGTCGACAAAATCGCAACTCATTTTTATGAGCAAGGAAAAGCAGACGCTGTTAAAGACGTGGTGAATAAATCTAAAAATTTATCATCTGTAAAAGCTAGATCCGCACAGGGTGAAGTTTTTGTAAACGGATTTAAAGTTAAAGCGATTTCTGGTGCAGATTCTTCAAAACTAAAAATAAAAACAAGAAAATTTAACAATTAAAAATTAAACAATTATGAGTTTAAATCCACAATTTGGTTCTATTGTACCAAGTCCGATTCAGACTCCATCTCCTTCTGCTTATTTAGCATTTAACGGTGGAGCAAATGACTTTGCACAACAATATTTACCAGAAATTTACGAACAAGAAGTAGAAAGATACGGAAACCGTACTCTATCTGGATTCTTAAGAATGGTTGGCGCTGAAATGCCAATGACAAGTGATCAAGTAATTTGGTCAGAACAAAACAGATTACACATATCTTACGATCAGTGTAGCGTTGCTGCTGCTGCTGGTGGTAACAACGCATCTGTAGTAACAATTGGTGGTGGAGCAACTGCTACTAATGTAATCTCTATCAATGATACTGTAGTACTTTTGGATCCTGTTTCAGGAGCTGAAGCAAAAGGTATTGTTGTAGCTAGAGCTGCTGGTGCTGGTGGTGTTGGAACTGCTACAGTTCAACCATTTGCTAACACAACATTTCTTGCACAAGGAATTACTATTGCTTCTGCAACAATCAAAATGTTTGTATACGGTTCTGATTATACTAAAGGAACATCTATTGGAGCAGGAGTAGGAAACTCTGCTGCTAGAATCAGTATTGATCCTTCTTTCACACAATTTGCTAACTCACCAGTGATCATAAGAGATCAGTACGTTGTTACTGGATCTGATATGGCTCAAATCGGTTGGGTTGAAGTTGCTACTGAAGATGGAGCTTCTGGATTCCTATGGTATCTAAAAGCTGAATCTGAAACTAGATTACGTTTCGAAGATTACTTAGAAATGGCAATGGTTGAAGGTGAATTAAATGCTAATGCTGGTGGTGCTGCAGGTTCTTACGATGCTGCTAACTTACCAGGTACGCAAGGTTTATTTGCTGCTATTAGAGCAAGAGGAAATGTAGAAGTAGGATTTACTGCTGCTGCTGGACTTGATAACTTTGATGCAATACTTAAAAATCTTGATACTCAAGGAGCAATTGAAGAAAACATGTTATTCTTACAGAGACAAACATCTCTTGATTTTGACGATATGTTAGCTTCTATCTCTGGAGGTTTCTCTGGTGGTACTGCTTTCGGTTTATTCGAAAATTCAGAAGAAATGGCACTTAACTTAGGTTTCAGTGGTTTCAGAAGAGGTTCTTATGACTTCTACAAAACTGACTGGAAATACTTAAATGATGCTTCCACTCGTGGTGCAATCGTTGGTGTTAATTCAATCGAAGGTGTATTAGTTCCTGCTGGAACATCTACAGTTTATGATCAAATCTTAGGTACTAACATTAGAAGACCTTTCTTACACGTAAGATATAGAGCTTCTCAAGGTGACGACAGAAGAATGAAATCATGGTTAACTGGTGGTGCTGGTGGAGCAATGACTTCTACGCTTGATGCAATGCAAGTTAACTTTCTTTCTGAAAGATGTTTAGTGACGCAAGCTGCTAACAACTTTGTATTATTCCAAGGACTATAATAAGTCAACATTAATGTAATTGTTACCCTCGTTGAACTGACGGGGGTAAT